ATATCACCTCCCGCCCATCGATAGGAAAAGGCTATGGTGTTAGGGGCTGGGGAATCAGGGTAGTAGGCACGGGTTGTGCTTATGTCAACCAGTCCGGTCTGGCCTGAGCACAGAGCAAGCTTGTGTTTCGGGAAAAGGACAGGCAGACAGCCTAGACGATCAGACATCAGCAAGATGCGCCCAGGTGAATGGGTTTTGATGTTAGGTTTTGTGTGCCCCCACTTTCCACCCCCCATAAAAAATTTACGTTTTTCCAAGACGTAAATTTTCAATTTATGTTTTTCCTGTAGACTTGCTTCTGATTGCAGTTGCCTTTGCAATCAGAGAGTCTTTCTCCATTCGACCAGCCTGGGTTTGGTCTGTTCTTACGACCAGCCCCTTGTGCTGGTCTTTTTTTGCCCTGACGGAACTGGCAGGGCGACAAGGGGTGTTGCAACCACCCCGACTTGCTTGTAAGATGAAGCTATATGTAGAGGTAGCGAGATGACGATAGCTGCGATAGAGAAAGAAGTTGGAGTTGGGATGCCCAAGCCTCGGGTGGTGTACGCCTATCCTTACGAGGAGATGGAGGTGGGTGACAGTTTTGTTGTTCCTGTGGTGGCTAGGGCGAAGGTGTTGAATGCGAACTACAGGGCTGGCAGGCGGTTGGGGTGGAGGTTTGAGGCCAGGACTGAGGGTGATGTTGTGAGGGTGTGGAGGGTGTTGTGACTGCTTTGTTGTGGATGGATGAAGATGAGTTGCGGGAGACGTGTCGTCTGCTGCTGGCTCACTTTGTTTATTCGCAGGCTAGGCAGGAGATGTTGATAAAGAAGGTGCAGGAGGCTGCGGCTGATGGCTACAGGATTGGATATTCAGATGCAGTGGCGCAGGCAGCTTTACGAGTCCCGCAGGCTGCTACAGCAGGAGTTGAGGAAGGCTTTGTCTTGCACTAAGAAGCAGGACAAGATTGAGTTAGCGGCCTTGTGGAGGGAGCGTTATAGCGAGAACTTTTACAAGGAACTTATCCGCTGCGCCAAGAACAAGAAGGTTGCTGGCGACATACTTGCGTGGAATCTGGATGAGTTTGACAACAAGAAAACAAGATGAACTTTGACCTGAAGAAGTTTTACAAGTTCTGCTCTGAGCTCAAGATTGAGACAAAGGAGGAGGGCTTGAAGAAGATGGGCACTCTTCTGGGGACGCAGACGTACGTGATGGAGGAGATTGCGAAGGGGTTGGAGGAGGATGTCCACTTCTTTGTTATCTTGAAAGGCAGGCAGCTAGGCATCACCACGATAAGCCTTGCGCTAGACCTGTACTGGCAGTTCACCCACCCTGGTTGGCAGGGCACTCTGGTGGCAGACACAGAAGAGAACCGTGACATGTTCCGCAGCACTCTTGCCATGTACATGGACGGGTTGCCCAAGGAGTACAAGATTCCTCTGGTTGCCCACAACAGAAACCAGATGGTCCTCAAAAACAGGTCAAGGCTGTTCTACCAAATTGCTGGCAACAAGTCTCGTCTGGGTCAGGGCAAGGCTATTACCTACCTGCACGGCACAGAGACGGCCTCGTGGGGAAACGAAGAGGGCTTGGCTTCTCTGATAGCTTCTCTTGCTGAGAAGAATGCAGAGAGGCTTTACATGTTTGAGTCCACTGCTCAGGGCTTTAACATGTTCCACGACATGTACAAGACTGCCAAGCGAGCAAAGACACAAAGAGCAATCTTCTGTGGTTGGTGGCGTAACGAGTTCTACTCTGTTGCTGGTGACTCCCAGATTTACAAGGTGTACTGGGATGGCAAGCTAAAGTCAGAAGAAAAAGAGTGGACTAGGGAAATCAAGAAGCTCTACGGTGTAGACATCAACTCTCGTCAGATGGCGTGGTGGCGCTGGAAGATGCACGAAGGCATCAAAGACGAGACGCTGATGTATCAGGAGTTCCCTCCTACAGAAGACTATGCCTTCGTCATGACTGGCACTAGTTTTTTCTCACACACGAGATGCACAGAATCTGCCAAGCAAAGTAAGAAGAGGGACCATGAAGACTTCCGCTACAGTTTTGGTCAGTTGTTCCAAGACACCGAGGTGCTCAGAAGTACAGAGAGACTGTCCACGCTTCGCGTGTGGGAACAACCTATTGACTCGGCTTACTACGTTATTGGAGCCGATCCAGCCTACGGAAGCTCAGACTGGGCAGATAGATTTTGCATACAGGTGTTCAGATGCTACGCTGACGGCCTTGACCAAGTAGCAGAATTTGCAACCAGTGAACTTAACACCTACCAGTTTGCGTGGGTTATTGCTCACCTTGCTGGCGCGTACAAGAACTCTACGCTTAACTTGGAGGTCAACGGCCCAGGTCAGGCAGTCATCAACGAGATACGCAACCTCAAACGCATGGCAAGCTCTATGGGCGGTCCTATGGGGCATGGCTTGATGGATGTGCTCGGTTCTATGCAGAATTACATCTGGAGGCGTAACGACACCCTTGGTGGCCTGTCTAACAGTCTTGGCTACGTCACTACAGCATCGTCCAAGGAAAGAATGCTCAACTACATGAAAGACTATTTTGAGCGAGACATGATGCGTGTCTACAGCATGGAGTTGCTGGAGGAAATGAAGGGCATTGTGCGAGACAGTGGTTTCTTGGGCGCTCCTGGGCGTGGCAAAGACGATAGGGTCATTGCCACTGCCCTTGCCAGCGTTGCTTTTGCAGAGCAGTTACAGCCTCGCCTGATAGCCCAGAAGATTACCCGCGACATCAGCAAGGCGCAGGAAGACTACACGCCTGAACAAATTGCTGTTGGCAGAAACGTCAGCGACTACCTCAAGCGGATAGGTTTGTATGGCACACAGTAATCTGACCGTAGTGGCGGTGTACGGGCATAACGATGGCACGAGCGCCATTCCAAGCCTTGTCAGAAGCTCAACACAACTTCCTGGCAGCAAGGCTCTACTGCTAAGCCCTAGCAGGCCACCTACACTTCCTTGGTTTATAGACCACAAGGGAATCTTCCCGCTGGACTACTTCCAGTACTCGTGGTTCATGATGTATGCCCTGCATCATTTTGTAGACACAAGCCATGTTCTCATCGTTCAAGACGATGGCTGGGTGTTAGACGGAAACAACTTCAACAAGGATTGGTACGAGTACGACTACGTAGGCGCTCCTACACACTGCGCCTTAACGTCTGAAAAGTACTACTACAACTGGACTTGGCAACAGGAAACAGAGCCTAAGCACATCATCCAAAACGGTGGGTTTTCTCTGCGAAGCAAGAAGATGCTGCAAGCCCCTGGCAAACATGGCGTGATGCACAAAGCTTACAACGTCATGCCTTTCTGTAACGAAGATGTGCAGCTAACAGGGTTCATGCGAACAGAGCTAGAGCGGTGTGGACTGAAATACGCGCCAGATCAAGAAGCCAAGTTTTTCTCTGTAGAGTATTTTGGCCCTGGCTACCACGATGACTTTGACCTTGACAAGCTGTTCGGCTGTCACGGCCCTACCCGCAAATTGGTAGGAGGTCACAAGCTTAGGATAGACACAACCAAGCACGAGCCTCAGAACATGCACAAAGAGATGATGTTTCTGGAACACCTGTTGAAGAAGGGGTACGAAATTGAGTACTTCAAACAACCCGCTGAGCAAGACGGAACTCAAAAAGCAGATGCGCCGGTTTTATGATGACAAAGACCGTGGCATCTCTATAGAGCGTTTCTGCGAGCTTGCTGGCATCTCTCTTCGCATGTTTCACTCTGTTTTTGTCTACGAGGAAGAGCCTCTGTCAGAGTACATCCAGATGCGTGTCAACAAGGCATACGCGCACTGGAAAGAAGGCTCTGTGCGTGTCATGCGTGACAAGAACCAAAAACGTTACGTTGAGTACAGGCGCGTTCCTGAGCCTCCCATCATGAGGCAGATGAAACTACAGGTCACCCCAGAAGGTGTGAAGGTCAAGGTGGGCCTCGTCAACCGCCATGACTACAGCAATCCGAGTTTTGACGAGCAACTAAGAGGGTAAAAATGGCTGTCTTGAAAGACTACTACTGTGATGTTCACGGTATTTTTGAAGCATGGGAACCTAAGTGCCCCATGAAAAACTGCAAGGGTGAACTCAGTGTTGTGTTCCTAAAACCTGTTGGCCTGAAGTCAGACAAGACCAAGCGCACAGACAAGACCGTCAAGCAGCTTGCTATCGACTACGACATGACCGACATTAAGACAACCAGAGAAGGTGAACACCAGACCGGCTACCTCAAACGTCACAACCAATTGTCTGACAAACAGTTTGCAGAAGCAGATGCCGCCCTCAAAGAACAACAAAAACAGCAAGGACCGCGCCCTGGTGACCAAGCAATCTGGGGCGGTGGCGGCAATATCAGCATGAAATCAGTCATGGCAGGCCAATTCAAGCCCGTAAAAGATGAAGTAGTAGGTATAAACCCTAAGTCAGCAGGAAATTTGACTGGTCCCAAAGCCAGCGTTATCATGCAGGACCATGAAAACCTTCAGGTTAGCAAGCCATGAGAATCCCAACTAATCCGATAGAGCGCGAGGATTTCTACCTCGAACTCATTGAGAAGTGTTTGGTTTCTCGTGAACCTCGCAAGGTTGACTACGGCTCTTTGCGTAGTTGGTACTTGTTTGGCAACGGCCCTGATGAAGCGCCTGCCCTGTACAACAAGATTTACCCTCACATTGACCAGCTAACCAGCTTTCTCTACTCAGCAGAGACAACTCGCTTTAGCATCAACCTTGGCGCAAGCGTTCCTAGCCAAGAAAACCACAAGGTTTCGGTGCTAAACCGCGCTCTCAATGACCGCTGGCTAGACACAAACGCAGACCAGAAGTTTTCTCTGGCTACAACTTGGTCACTTTGCTACAACAGCGGGTTCATCAAGCTAGTCATGAAGGGCAAAACCCCTCATCCGCACTACGTAGAGCCTGCTTGTGTGGGCGTTTTGCGGGAAGACATCCCCGGTTTGGACAACCAAGAAGCCTTTGTCCATACCTACTACATCACAAAGTCTGAGCTTTACAGCCAGTTGTGGAGCCATCCACAGCGAGAAGCCATCGTAAAGCGTGTTTCTGCCATGCCTCATGACCGTACCGACATCGCAAACGGTATTGAGCGCATCATCATGAACCAGACAAATCCAACTTTGTATGGCAACGTCAACCTAGATTTGGGTGGGATGAGCCGCTACAAAGCTGAAGTTGCAGAAGAAACCATCGAAATGACTGAGTTGTACGTCTGGAATGACGACATTCAGGACTATCAGGTGGTCACAAAGGCCGATCCAGACGTAATCATCTACGACAGAGCCAACGAAAGCCTGTTCCTCAAAGGTGAAATTCCGTTCGTGCAGATTTGCCCTAACCCGCTGTATGACTACTTCTGGGGAATGTCAGAAGTTCAGCGTCTGGTGTTCCTCCAGCAGCTTCGTAACAAGCGAATGGCAGAAATCCTAGACCTGCTAAGCAAACAGGTCTCGCCACCTACCGCTTTGATCGGATTTACCGGCATTCTGGACGAAAAGAACTTCGCTCTTAACCGTGCTGGTGGCTTGTTGGCATCTGACATGCCCAATGCTAAGGTTGAGAAGCTAGCTCCGCTTC